TAGTAAGAGGAACAAATGCTCAATTTAGAGGAACGGTTCCCAGTAATACTGAGGCAGTTTCACATCTTTCAGGGGCAAATGTTTATGGTGGTTATTCAATAACCATGGTACAAACAACCGGTATACCACAACCAGGAATGCCAACTACTAGAACAGAAGAAAATAGTTATACTTTCCCATTAGTGGCAAATGCGGCAGCGAGTGCAATAGGAGGAGGATTTCAAGTCTTAGCAGGACCTTTGGATTTCCAACAAGGATAATATGACATACGCAGAATTAGTAACAAAAATTAGAAATTATACAGAAGTATACTCAAATGTTTTGACTTCTACTATTGTAGATGGATTTATTGAAGATGCTGAGTGGAGAATTCTAAGAGATGTGGATGCTGACAGCAACAGAAGATATGCAACAGCGTCTTTAGTACTTAATACTAGGTTTATACAGGCTCCAGACAATGCTTTGGTTATTAGATCAGCTCAGATTGTAGACTCAGATGGCACGGCTTCGGCTGATAATAGAGATTTTTTACAATGGAGAGACACAAGTTTTATGTCGGAATTTAATCCAACCAATGCTACAGGGGTTCCCAAGTACTATAGCTGGTGGAATAAGAACGAGTTGGTTTTTGCTCCTACTCCCGATGCTACCTATACAATTCAGTTAAATTATGTCTTGAAAGACGCTGGATTATCTAGTACTAATACAACAACATATATCAGTTTGAATTTTCCCAATGGACTTTTATATGCATGCCTAGTGGAGGCTTATGGTTTTTTAAAGGGTCCACAAGATCTCTTGCAATTATACGAACAAAAGTATAAACAAGTACTTGAAGGATTCTCAATAGAACAAATGGGAAGACGAAGACGCGATGAATACCAAAGTGGTGTTCCTCGTATAGGAAAATAAGTTAAGGAGATAAAAAACTATGGCAATAACACAGGCAATTTGTAATGCGTTTAAGAAGCAGTTACTAGAAGCAGATATGAATTTTAAATCATCTGGTGGCGACAAATTTTACATAGCTCTATATTCCTCTACAGCAACTCTAAACTCAGCAACTACTGCTTACACGGCTTCAAGTGAAGTACCCAACACAGGCACTTACGCTGCTGGTGGTGGTCTACTAGTTAATAGTGGAACTTCAATCACAGCTGGTGTAGCAAGAGTAGATTTTGGAGACAGATCATTTACTGGTGTGACTTTAACTGCAAGAGGAGCTTTAATCTATAACAACTCATCTGATACTACTAAAGCGTCAGTTTGTGCTTTAGATTTTGGAGCAGATAAAACAGCTACTTCTGGTACGTTTACAATTCAGTTTCCAGCACCAACATCAACTGCCGCTATTTTAAGAATCTCGGGTTAGTCGGGGAGGTAACTTCCTATGGCAACCACTTGGGGTCAATTTACGTGGGGCAGCAATTCTTGGAACACAGAAGTTAATTTAATTATTCCTAGCGGAATAGCATTAACAGCTAACTTAGGTACTCCCGCATCTTTTTCTACAACAGGATGGGGAAGATACGCCTGGGGCGAGCTATCTTACGGCGTTTATTATTCTAACATTACAGAAATACCAACTGGCTTTTCTTTGCCAATGGTTCTTAGTGAAGAAACAATCACAACAGAAATTAATGTAGGGTGGGGTAGATCCACTTGGGGAAGCGTGGCTTGGGGAATTGCCGGCGATGTATTCTTAACAGGTCAAGCTATGAGCACTGCACTTAACAGTGTTTCCGTAACTGCTGAAGTTAACATTGGTTGGGGTTCTGATCCTTGGGGCATTGAAGCATGGGGTCAATCTTTATTAGCAGTAGACGTTACTGGTATTGCGATGGTGGTGGCCGAAGGTGGAGCAGGTATTTCTACTTACGGAGATAGTTCTTTAACTCTTTCATCTGCAGGAACGGCGACAGTAACAACTGGCGCTGCTATTGCTTACGCATCATTTGTCGCAGAACCTACTGGTATTGCGATGACCATGAACCTAAGTTTTGATCCTGAGTATGTGAGTCCAACTGGTTTTGCGATGACCGCTGCTTTAGGTACAGCAGTCGCAGACAATATTACTATAGCCGAAGTGTCGGCCACATCCGCTGTTACATGGGGTAATTCTAATTGGGGTTACGGTGTTTATGGTAACCAACAAGTTAATACTCTTGTTATGGCGATGCAGGAAAACTTTAGCGGAGCTGATCCTGGTCCTGATGCAAATCCTATTGGTCAAGCAATGGCTGCTAATTTAACACCAGGTAGTTCTTATGATATTACCGGTGATGCAAATGTAACTATTGAAACAGCTATGGGCTGGGGCAATGGTAAGTGGGGTGAATCTAAATGGGGTAATGGTGTTTATTTTGCAGATCCTAACTTTACATTTAGTTTAGCTATGGGTCTTGGCACCGTTGTAGCCGACGCCAATACACACCCTGATATCACTGGTTTTGCTTTAGTAATGCAAGAAGGTGATGAAGATACTAGTGGAAATGCTAAGGTAGATTTAACTGGAAATACCTTGACATTCGCGCTTGGTACAGCTACAAATGTATTGATTTGGAACGAAGTCCCAACCGGCACAGCACCGGTAGACCCGCCAGGATGGCAGGAAGTCGATACTAGCGCTGCTTAAATAAGTGTTTGACACTTATTGATAAATTAAATAATATATGATTATTGGAGCATAAAAATTATGGCGAATTCAACATCAGCTAGTTTAAAACTAACTGTCCAAGCGACTGGGGAAAACTCAGGAACATGGGGACAAATAACTAACACAAACTTATTAATCTTAGAACAAGCTATCGGTGGATATCAATCGATTGCAGTTACATCTGGTGCAACTTTAACGTTCACTAATGGTGCAGTTTCTAATGGTAAAAATCAAATTTTAAAATTAACAGGAACTATTGTAGGGGCGATTAACGTAGTTGTTCCAGATTCTGTTGAAAAAACTTACATTATTCAAAACTCTACAACTGGTTCGCATGCTGTAACAGTTAAGACTACTTCAGGAACTGGAGTAACTTGGTTAGCTACGGACAAAGGTATTAAAGAAGTATATTCTGATGGTACTAACATTGTAGATACAGCATTTACAGATTTATCATCTGACTACTCACCACAACTTTCAGCAGATTTAGATTGTAATGCACAAGATATTATAATGGATAGTGGAAACTCTATTCAAGATGATTCCAATAACGAATACCTTAAATTTGTTAAAACAGGAACAGCAGTTAATGAATTTACTATTACCAACAAAGCAGCAGGCGGCGAACCGTCACTTTCTGCAACTGGTGATGATACAGATATTTCTATAGATTTAATTCCAAAAGGAACAGGTCAAGTTACATCAGGTGGTGTAGCTATGGGTGTTTCTGGTAAAGAAACTATATGGGTACCGGCAACTACTATGTATCCTACGACTACAGCGGGTGCGAATGCAATAGCTTTAACTGAGTTAACTGCAGGAACTCCAGAAATTAACACAATCGATTTTGATGCTGCAACAGAAGAAAACGCTCAATTTACAGTAGCCCTTCCAAAATCTTGGAATCTAGGTACTGTTACCTACCAGGTTTTCTGGACAGGTAATTATACTAACACAGGTGACTGTATTTGGGGATTAAAAGGAGTAGCTATTGCTAATGGAGCAGATATTGATACAGCTTTCGGAACAGCAATTACTGTGACGGATGCTCACACAGGTACAGCAGATTTTTTAGACGTCTCATCTGAAAGTACAGCAATGACAATCGCTGGCTCTCCAGCTGCAGGCGAACAATGCTTTTTTAATTTTTACAGAGATGCAGATGCAGCGGGTGATACGTTTTCGGCAGACGCCAGACTTATAGGAATCAAACTACACTTCACTACAAATGCACCTAACGACGCATAATAAATAGAGGAGGAAACATGTTTGGATATCAAGTATTAGGATTCGGTTCTGGAGGCGGAGGACCGGCAGCAGCAACTGGCGGTAATATGACTGAAGACGGAACTTATCGCATTCACACTTTTTTAGCAGGCGGACAATTCGCATTTACAGGAGGTTCTGTAGCAACATTACCCGTAGAATTTTTAACTGTCTCTGGAGGAGGCGGTGGTGCTGACGGCGGCGGAGACGGCGGCGGCGGTGGCGCAGGAGGATATCAAGAAGGATCAAGTTCAGGATTAGGAGTAGGAACAAATTACGCAGTGACAGTTGGAACTGGTGGCTCAGGTCCGGGTGGCATAAATGGTGGACAATCAATTTGGTCTGCTCCAGGATCAGCACCTACAGGTGGCGTAGTTACAGCTATCGGTGGTGGCGGAGGTTCAGGTGGACCAGGAATGGGACCAGGACCACAAGGAAAAGCTGGAGGCTCTTCAGGCGGAGGCGCAAGAGGAGGCGGATCAGCAAATGCACAAAATTCAA